TTTTGTCCGGGAACTTAGCGACAAGTTTCTCTATGGTAGCCTGCTGGCGATGCCAGATACGCAGCGGGTTACTCTGGTAGCGGGCTTCGCGCGAAATAACAATGTCAGCGGGGTCGACATTCTCAGTACAAATGTCCCCAAAGGGACCATAATATTCATCGTAGCGTAGCTTCAGATAACCGCGTTTGCGGGTAATAAGATTCTTAACTGCCAGTCGCATTTGGGTATTAACATCATGGTCCAGGACGTGCTGGTAAATTCCCTGTTCGCTTTGATTAGCCACATGTTCGGAAGTTTCATCGCTCCTAGAAGGCAGTAAATTAGGTTTGGCCGGTTGACCAGTAGCATAAGCCAAGATAGCTCGGACCGAAGCGAATAGGCGATTATCTACATAGGGTGTTTCGATGTTCTTGTTGACGACCTTGCCACCATCCTGGATGCCCAATAGATAGGCAATGTTTTCCTTGTCGGTCAGCGACAGCAGCCACGGCTCCTGCTCCCAATGGGACACATCTTGAGCAAACTCATTAGTACATAGCCGGTGCAGTTTTTCGTCATCCAGCGATAAATCAAACGGGCTAAATGGCTCATCAACCGTGTTAGCCGGGTCTAATGCATTAGTGAAAGTAGTATTATCCATAAAATAAAATAGACAGCCTGCAGAGGCTGTCTTCTACTTGAATAATAGCACAAAGCTAATTTGAAATGTACTCCGACCCCTGTTAAATTTCGTCAAACAACGATAAAATGATACCACATTCGGCAGAATTTCGGCGGTTTACCGAGGCATTTTTGGCGGGTTGAAGACTGATTATTGGTCACGTCAATTCCGTAAATCGCTGTACCTTGGACTTCACAAACTTTGGTGCCACAATATATACAATGAAACTCCCAATATCGAGGACGGCCTTCACGGACTAAATAAACATCCATTGAGTATCGAAAATCATCACCGGAGTCACGATAACTGCTATCACCAGGCTTGGGTTTCATGTGTCCATCGCTTCGCTTATTTTTTCACTCAAGTCAAAAATCATTTGTCCCTGCCTATCTACATAATCAGCTTTTTTAGGTTGAGCTGTCAACTGCGGCTCGGCGAAGTCCATGCCTACGCCCCTGCCCAGCTGACGTGAAAGAGCAATCCGCATATAACAAGTTGCATGGGCATAATGTTCAGGCTTAGAAGGGTCTTTAGTCCAGACGCCTTTCTCGAAGCCTTTAGGGTCGATTTCCGTCGTTCGAAAAGTATTCCCCCAGTGTCGGATATAGTCATCCAGCTCATGCGGGTTCATGCGGAATTTAATCCGTTTTTCGTTAATCTCAGTAGCTACAAGGTCAAATATCTTAGTTCTATCAGCATGAACTACGCCGTACTCCCTGCCCTCCTTAAACCTGACTACGCCAATATCCTTGGTGTCCTGCTTGTAATAACAAACAAAGACTTTCCCACGATATTTCTCCATCAATTGTTTGGGAATCGTAAAATCAGGCATAGCATCAATTACCATGATAGCGTTGTACATCAGAAATAATTTCTCTATTTCCTCCCAACTCTCGGTCTTGCCCATATCAAAAATGCCTTCCGGCGTACCGGCTACCCAGTGTTTAATAGCCCCAACATCCACGCCGATAGCTACTTGGACTTTCGGTATTAAGGTCGGTTGGCAAGCGTTTAAGATAGTCTCACGCGACACAATAAGGTCAGTCGGTGTATAAGCCTTACCCAGAACGAAGTTATAAAAATATTCAATCGAATTAGTCGATTGCTTTTCAATGATATGTTCGGCACTCTGCCAAGGGGCCATTAATTGGGAGACCCAGTAGCCATGCCAATCCCTATCTGGATATTTAGCCACCCATTCGCCGTTGATACGGTCGGCGTTATAAAGTTCCTTACCACAGGCTCCACAAGCAAATATAGCCCGCTCTAAGTCTACATAGTGGGATTTAAGCGTCTTATCACCCCACATATCCTCTTCCTGCTTAAAATCCAGCCAGGAGCTGAATTTACAATGTGAACATTTAACAAACCAATGGCGCTGGTCAGTTCGTTGGTACAAACCGTCCACTCCGAAGCCAATAGCCGAGGGGTTGGAAAAGTACCGGAACCTTGGCTCGGGAGCGGCATCTAGCCGAGACTGGTAAATTTCAACAATCTTTTGATGGCTGCGGTCATACTCGTCGATATTCAAAGTATCGGCCGTGATGTTGATGGCCTGCCCCTCAGATTGTGCTCCCCTGTAATAAATAAAGTTTTGTGCAAATTGTTTTAAAGACTCCGAATCAACAGTCAAGAGTTCTTTAATTTTAGGATTATACTGAATAATTGGATTGACTTTCGGGGCTACGAAACCCTTAATAACATCGGCGGTTTGTAGGGTATGAATAATATTTCTTTTCTGGTAAACAGCTTCGTGAATACCCCTCAATGTCTCAGCCACAGTCATACCTATCTGAGCCGCTTTTTTGGTAACGATGGTCTGGGCATCGTCGGTCATATAATCAATCAAAAAACGATGCTGAACGAACTCCAAAGGTTTGTTGTATTCATTAACAAAGTTATTCAGAGTTATCCAAGCGAGTACATTCGAGGCTTCTAGTTGTGCTTGATTCATAAAAAAACCACCTTCCGGTGGCTATTCCTATCTTAATTGTAGCAGTTTTAGGTTTTTTTCTTCTTTTCAAGATAATCCTGAAAATCGTCAGTAGGCTGTTTGAACTTTTGGGAAGATTTCTTAAAATAAGTCTTATGGCCCTCGGTTAGAGGCTTCAGGGCTTTCTTGGCCTGGGCGGGGGTTTTGATGGGCTTCGAAAACATCGAGCCTTCCCATTCATCATAGTCCATCTTCTTAACGGGATTAGGAGTTTCAAGAGCTTTTTTCACCAACGGCATAATATACTCCTCTTCAACAATTCTCTTCTCTACTATGGGAGGTATAGCCTCCCCACTTAAAGCAACTGAGATGAAAGCTGTCTTCTTTTTGACCGCTACCCACTTAGGGTAATCTTCTTTTCTAATATAAACAGTTACTTTAGGCATACTAGAGAGTATATACCTACTATACCCCCTAGTCAACTGAAAATAGCCTCGGATTAAATTGTGGATAGTAAAAAAACTTGAGCTGGAGTCCCAATGTCCCTACCCCCACCCCTGGTACCCCCCAGGGGTATATATCACCTTTCAACTCAAAGAATAAGAATAAATTTATTATTGTAATACAACACAAGAAAAATAAATAACTACACTACATCTAGTGTGTATACATACATTGCACCGTACACCGCACACAGTATAAGACATATAACAGGGGTATGTTCGTATTGTGTTCGTGTCGTCAAATGGTTCTTGTGCGACTATGCGTTTTCGGCTTTAGACGTACTTTGCACCGTCTTTTGTTTTAAAAAGGCTGTAAAGTCCTTAGAAAGGGCCATATCCGCTTCTACATTGATATTGAGATTGAGATTTTGCACTTCTGTTCTGGTGGTTGCTTTGCCATAAGTACGGTCAAGAACATCAACTGCGGCTCTATGCCGCACATCAGGCTTTTTGTCCTCCATTAACTCAGCAATAGTTAAAACTGCCTTATTGCTCTGCTCCTCAGTATATATCGTAATATCTTTATTTTTTTCATTAGCTTGTGCCTGTTGCCTTAATGTATCAGGCTTCTGATTAGGATAAGCCTCTCTAGCTATAGCTACTAATGTTTCATCAGGCTTAGATAACTTGAGGTCAGCATACCTCTTTTGAGCCTTAGTCATCATCACCACAACTCCACTGGGTGTTTTATACTCATATTTCTTATTACTTCCCGTACCTTTTACTCTAGTAGCTTTTCGTATTTCTGCCACTATCACTTCATACCTTCCAACATTCTCTTAAACCAATCATCAGGCGTTCTGGCTTGTTTCTCAGCACCGTATCTCAATATAATATGTTCATTCACTATTGGTTGTGCTTCTAAGTACATAATATAAGTTTTAACTGGTTTCACAACAAAGCGTCTATATTTCAGAAGTTTAGTTGCCATATTATTATCTGTTTATGAGCGCATTCATATCATACAACCTGCTTATGCACAACTTTATATCCTTAGGGGCTTATGGTTACTTACGCATGTTTACATACTTAGATACTTATGCACAGATATTACATACATTTACTATTGACATTGTACAAGCTATAGCTTATACTTGAGCTTAGTCAGATAAGTTGAAACATAAGAACCAACACTAAAGACTCGAAGTTAAACCAGGCACCAAAGGTAGCTTAAAATATGCGAAGGAGCAACAAAATGAAAATCTTTAAAGTAAATCGCAATATAGAAGTTGTTTGCGAAGCGCAAGGCACGCGAAGCGGCTTTAGGCACTTAGCCACGCTGTTTATAGGCGGTGAAGAGATAGACAATGCAAAATGTACCTACATAAACCGAACGTGGGAACGATACGAGTTTGAAAGCGTACTGCAAAAATTAGCCGATAAAGCTAATATATCGGACGGACAGCGTAAAACTCTGAAGAAGTACATAAAAAGCTATGATAGGGTCGAGGATAGTTTAAAACCGCTCAAAACAGTAGCTAATGTTATGGTGCTCGGCAACATTTTCGGCCAGGCACAAAAAGAGCAGAATGACTGGAAGACTAGAATGTTAAAAGCTGGGCTAGAAGGCAAGGGCCTCATAATGCCGGACAACTGGGACCAACTAAGCGAAGACGAAAAGACGCACGCATTAAACGGAGCTATAAAAATACTGCAATAATCCTCAGCAAGCGGGGCCTTATGCGGGCCTCGTCTGC